TCTTACATTGGATATAGAGGTTGCGTGTGAGAGTGGGTTTCCTAATGCTCAGAAAGCTGATGAACCTTTGCTCTGCATTACAGTAAAGAATCAATCTAATAAAGCCATTATGGTGTGGGGTATAGCTGATTATACTAATGACCGCAAAGATGTAAGATATATTCTATGTGATAATGAAGAAGATTTACTTAAAAAGTTTTTAGATTTTTGGTCGAGCATACAACCAGATATAGTAACTGGATGGAACGTTCAGTTTTTTGATATTCCATATCTATGCAACCGAATAGATAAACTCTTTGGTGAGAAGGAAGTTAAGAAGTTATCTCCATGGGGTTATGTTAATGAAGAAAGCGTTTATCAGTATGGCAGACAACAGCAGAAATATGATATCTTTGGTGTGGCTTGTTTAGATTATCTAGATTTGTATAGAAAGTTTACCTACACCAATCAAGAGTCTTATCGTTTAGATCATATAGCTTTTATTGAATTAGGTGAACGAAAAAATGAAAATCCATATGAGACATATCAGGAATGGTATACTAAAGATTATCAATCGTTTGTAGATTATAATATTACTGACGTGGAACTAGTTGATGCGTTAGAAGATAAGATGAAATTGATTGAGTTGGCCTTGACTGTTGCATATGAAGCTAAGGTTAATTATGAAGATGTTTATTCTCAAGTTAAGATGTGGGATGTATTAATCTATAATTTCTTAAGGAGTAAGAACATAGTTGTACCTAAAAGAAAAATAAGTACAAAGGAAGATCGGTATGAAGGTGCATATGTTAAGGAACCACAGACAGGAATGCACAAGTGGGTAATGTCATTTGATTTGAATAGTTTGTATCCTCACCTCATCATGCAATATAATATTTCACCAGAGACTTTAATGGAAGAAGGAAATGGAGAAGTAAGTGTAGAGAAGTTATTAGATAAGAGGATAGAGATACCTGATGACGGGTGTGCAGTAACACCCAACGGTGCAAGGTTTAGAAAAGACTTCCATGGATTTCTTCCTCAACTCATGGAGAAGATGTATAATGATCGAGTGAAATTTAAGAAATGGACACTCGAAGCTAAACAAAAGTATGAAGATACTAAAGAGAGAAAATATTTTAATGAGATTTCAAAATACAATAACATTCAGATGGCTCGTAAGATTGCTTTGAATAGCGCATACGGTGCAATCGGCAATCAGTACTTTAGATATTATGATCGAAAAATGGCAACAGCTATTACTACATCAGGCCAGTTGAGTATTAGATGGATAGAGAATAAGGTTAATGCCTATCTTAATAAAATTTTATCCACTACAGATAAAGATTATATTATTGCTTCAGATACAGATTCAATTTATGTTCGATTTGATGAATTAATTAATGAGATTAATCCAAAGAACCCAGTTGATTTTTTGGATAAAGTAGCAAGAGAAAAGATTGAACCATTTATAACTAAATGTTTCGAGGAGTTGGCTGAGTACGTTCATGCATATGCTCAGAAAATGGATATGGCTCGAGAAGTTATAGCAGATAGAGGTATCTGGACTGCAAAGAAAAGATATATACTCAACGTCCATGACAGTGAGGGTGTAAGGTATACTACTCCACAATTAAAGATCATGGGGATAGAAGCAGTTAAATCTTCTACACCTGCACCATGTAGAGAGAAGATTAAAGAAGCACTTCAGATTATTATAAATGAAGATGAAAAGGTATTGAATGAATTTGTTCAAGAGTTTCGGAAAGAGTTTATGAGTTTGGAAGTGGAAGAGATAGCATATCCTCGATCATGTAACAACTTAAAAAAATATAGAAACAGCTCTACAGTCTTTATAAAAGGAACTCCGATGCACATTAAAGGTGCATTGATATATAATCATTTGCTAAATATAGAAGGAGTAAGTAACAAATATCCAAAGATACAGGAAGGAGATAAGATTAAATTTTTAGAATTGAAAACTCCTAACAGAGTCCAATCAAATGTTATTTCATTTATGACTCGACTACCAAAAGAATTTAACATGAAAGAAATTATAAATTATGATGTAATGTTTGAGAAGTCATTTGTCGATCCATTAACTTTTATTTTGAATGAGATTAACTGGAGAGTAGATAGAAGCTATGGAACTTCTACCACCCTGGAACATTTATTCGGATAATGTTTTATAGAGAAGATAAGAATTTTATGAGCGAAGATCAAAAATGTTTTTTAGATGATATTGTTTTAGGTAACATTGATAAAATAGAATTTCCGTGGTTTTTATCTACCGGCACGGTGTCTAAGGGCGATAACATATCATACCTACATCATGTCGTAATAAAGAGACCAGAAGATAAAATTCGTGCGGAAGAAGAACTTTTTAGTTCAAGTACCGGCCCTTTTTTTATTAGTTTATTTAATCAATTTGCTGAGAGAAATAAGATTAAATATAAGGGGATTTATAGATGTTGTGTCAATTTAACTTTCCCTTTAAAAGAGGGTAAATCTGGGATACATACAGACCATGAATTTCCTTATAAGCATTTCTTAATCTATTTAAACGATAGTGATGGGGATACTTGTATATTTAATAAGAAGGGAACGAAAATAGAGAAAAGAATTACATCAGAAAAACATAAAGGTGTATGTTTTGAGAAAAGACTACACTATGCTGAAAATCCAACCAATGGGCTAAGGTTTGTCGTGGCCTACACATTCATATGATATACAACCTGGAGCATTTGTTCGGATGAAATATATACCATATGAAATGCAAGACGTAGGTATTGCAGAGAGTAAAAATTTATTTAAAGTGATCTCCACATTTGCAGGCGGTGGAGGATCATCTACAGGTTATCGTTTAGCCGGAGGACGTATTCTAGCTATCAATGAATTTGTGGAAGAGGCTCGTAATACATATCATGCTAACTTTCCACATACTCTTATCATTCCTGATGACATTAAGAAGTTATCTGGTAAAGATTTTCTTGATCCATTTGATATGAAACCAGGTCAGTTAGATATACTAGATGGGTCTCCACCCTGTTCTGCATTTAGTGTGGCGGGCAAATTATCTCATGGTAAAGGGGGTAAACATTCTGATGCTTGGGGACAGACTAAAAAATATTCTGATGATCAGATGATAGAGAACATTGAAGATTTGTTTTTTGAATTTTTGCGAGTAGCTAATGATATCAAACCTAAAGTTATTGTGGGAGAGAACGTTAAGGGGTTAACAATAGGTGAAGCTAAAGAATATTTTAATCGAATCAATAATGAGTTTACTAATATAGGATATGATGTATCGGCAAAAGTATTAGACTCCAAACATTTTGGTGTACCACAATCAAGAGCTCGAACTATCTTTATAGGAGTACGTCAGGATATTACTTCTAAGATAGGTTTGACGTTTATGAACATTGCTAGTATCTTTCCTACAGAAAATAAAGAACTTGTTAGTTTAGAAGAAGGTCTAGAAGGATTAGAGATTGATAAAGAAGAAGCAAAATGGTTAGAGGAGAAGTGGCAGAACACAGCTTATTATAAAGCTACCTCCAGTCTTATGCCCGATGATCCAGAGAAAGTTCTTACTGGTGATGATTATGGTCAAAAGTCTAAACACTTTAATATGAAACGAGCGTCCCGACTTAAACCTGCTCCTACTGTTACCGCTATGGGTTCTGGTGCTACTAATGCAGGTACTATACATTGGAACGTACAACGTAAATTAACGATTAAAGAATTGAAACGTATCATGTCATTACCTGATGACTTTAAGTTGACAGGTACGTTTAATCAACAGGCAGAACGATGTGGTAGGATGGTACCTTCTTTGATGATGAAAGCAATAGCGGAGTCAGTTTATGAAAAAGTATTATCAAAATGTTGAGGAAGGAAGAATATGATTAAAGCATTTTATAAAAGTAAGAAGTGGGCCCCGTGGGCTTACGGTGGAGGTGCGTTGTTAATAGCTTCATTATGGATACAAGTACAAATTACAGTAGCAATAAACACATGGTATGGTGGGTTTTATAATTTACTACAGACATCTGGTGAGTATAAAGATAATTCAGCAGAAGGTATTGCATTATTTTACGATAAGTTAATTAGTCTTTCTTATTGGTCTAACGGATTTGC